CGTCGAAGCCGAACATGTCCGTGTGCAGGTAGAGCACTGCATCGGGGTTCTTCTCCCGGAACTGCGCAAACGCAGCGAACACCTGGGGAAACGCCTTCCTCGAGGGAGCGGTCCCCTGGTTGCGGGCGACCATCCCGACCACGAACGCATCCTTGGCGATCTTCTTCGAAGCCCGGACCCCCAGCCCGGCCTCCGGGTCTGGATAGAAGCTCTGCGTGTCCACGCCGTGAGGCACGTACAGCGGCTCGAGCTTGTCGTCACGCTCTGGGAGAAACTCCCTCATGGTCTTCTCACCGTACCGGCTCATCGCGATGGGCCGCGCCCCGGTCCGGAGGAAGAACTCATGGACCTTGGGCGGCACCGGGTAGTGGTCGATAGGCACCCAGGAGGCCACGTTCAACTCCGCGAGCTTCGCCTGCTTCATCACGTGCACATCGAGCAGCGTGATCACCAAACACGCTTGGGGGTCGCCACCGGCGTGGTGAGCCGCCACGATAGGCAGCGACTTGTTACCCCAAGCGTTGTCAGAGGGGTAAACAGGGATCTCATCCCAATGAAGCGGCGCTCCCTGCAGCCCCCAATTCGTTGAAACCGCCACGTCATGGCCCGCGGCGCGAAACAGCTGCGCGAACATCGCCGTTTGCTGGCCGTACCCGGAGCCAGCCCACGGCGCGTTCGAATGGAAAAGGATCTTCATTTGCGTGCCATCCCCACCAGCTGTAGCAGGATGAGCACGCCAATCTCCACGAGCAAGATCCAAGTCTGTGTGTTCGTCACCAGGTCACGTTCCTGTGCTCACCAGGACCGGCGGTCGCCTGCTCCACCAGGTCCGCCTCCGTCGCCGGGCGGAAATAGCCCGACTTGAGCCTGCTGTCGCCCGTCCGGACGACCTGCCCTTTGTGAACGACGCCCTCCTCCGTCGCGAACGTCGCCGTCGCGATGAACATGCCATCGAGCTTGTCGTCCTTCGGTGCTGTTCTGGCCTTCGCCATCTTTCCTCCTCCCCGTGATTCTTGGGGGAAACAGGGCGCTCGGGACAGCCCCATTCCCCCCAAGACCGTAGGCTACGCTAGGTAACCTTCAACGTCCGGAACGCCTGCCATGCGAGCACGACAGCGCTGTTCCGCCAGTAGCAGTACAGACCGCGCTGACCGGAGGGCCGGTTGTTCGCCGTCGCGAACATGTGCGGGATGACCTCGATGTTCATCCCCACCCGGTCTGCAATCAGGTAGTACGAGAAGTCGCCGATCGTGATGATCGAAGCGCCCGACGTGAGCGCCGACGTCATCTCGCTGTACTCGTAGTTCGGATAGCCGAGGAGCGCCCTGGGAGTCCCATCGCCCAGCTGCACCCACAGGCTCGAACCGCCGGACGTGTCGAACGCCCGGACCCGGTTGAACTGCTTCTTGTTGCCGATGATCGAAGCGCCCGGCCTATACCTCGGCGGGAGCGCCTCCTCGAGGCCGTACAGGTCGCCGACCGCGAGCGTCGTTGCCACCGACGTCGAAACGACCGCCGTTGCGCCGACGAGCAGCCCCTGCGGCTCGGTTGCACCGTGACCGAGGCCGGTGGCGAACTTCGTCGCCTCCAGCTGGTCCTTCGCGTCCTGAAGGAGCCGCGCCATCTCGGACTGGAGCGCACCCCAATCCTGCCCGATCTCGATGGAGAACGGGATGAACGCCTGCGCCTTCTCGACGTTGAGAGCGGGCTGCGTCAGCGCCGGAGCGTTGTCCGATGCCTCCGTGTTCTCCGCCCCGTACGATGCGGTGACGCCTGCCGACGCCACGCCCTGCCACGTGTTCCCGGTGATCGTTTCGACCCGCGCCACGCGCCGGATCGGGTTTACGACACCGTTCGACGTGAGGATCACGGTCGGATCGAGCGTCACCGGCACGGCGAAACCGCCAGCCGTGGTCGTGAGGCTCAGCGCTCGCTCTTCCTCGTTCGTCAGTCCAACCCCGGCGACCTTCTTCGCGAAGGCCCGCCGATAGGTCGGGCTGGACGTCACGAGAAGCCGATGGGCGAACTCGCCGTCCGTGTCCTTCTCGAGCAGCCGCTCGATGTGCTCCTGCACCTCCGACCTGTCCGCGTCCGGATGCGGAAAGGTCATGTTCTCCACGACCCTCTTTGCTCCGGCCCGGTACAGATCGTTGAGGTCGTCCATCGACCTCGCCTCGCCACGATACGCCGCGACGTCATGCACGTTCTCCGGAATCCGCGAGTCCGCGCCCTTGTTGACGTTCCGCGGCTCCGGCCTCTCCAGCGACGCAGGCCGTGTCGCCTGCGCTCCGACGATCTGCCGCCGTGCCTCGAGTTCGTCGATGCGCCGGTCAGCCTCCTTGATCGCCTCGGTCAGACCGGCGAACGACTCGCGAGCTTCGTCGTCGAACGCACGACCCTCCCATTCTTTGTCCAGGGTGGCCCGCTCGTTGGCTTTCTCGTCGCGCCAAGCGACGAGATCCTCCAACGACTTCAAGCCATCCAGGTCTGCAAGGAGATCCATCTCTCCCACTCCTCCCTAGAATCGAAACGACGTGTCACAGGAGTGGTGGCCGCGGACGGCTCCGGCTCCGGCTCGTGAGTGGTGGCCCCTGGAGGCTCCGGCTCGATGTTCGTACGAACACCAGCAGACTCCAGAACGGCCCGTAGCCGCTCCGGATCACTGGCAAACTGGCTCAGCATCTGACCGGCGATGAACTCGTCCGGCAGCGACCGCACCCCGGCGGTCGCCCCCTGGTACGCCGGGAACGTCACCGGCCCGAACTCCATCACCTTCGCCTCGGTCACGGTCCGCTCCGGAATCCCGTCCGGATTGTGGTCCGACGCCTCTGGCTTGTTGTTCAGTTCTTCCTTGACCACCCGGAACCGGAACGATGCCCCGTAGAGGCCCGCCTCCAGCCCAGGGATCAGATCGCGGTTGTACGACGTGTCCAGAAGCGGCACCTCGTAATACGCGCCACGCTCCTGCTCCTCCAGCACATCGACCGCCCCCAGCACCTTATCGCCGATCTGCGGGTCCTTCCCATGTTGGAACAGCACCCGCATCCGATCGCGGTTCTCCTGGAAGGTCTTCGCGAACGCCCCCTGGGAAAACTGCTCCATGAACCGGCCTTCGAACAGACTGTTGATCTCCGTCCACTCATCGAACACCGCGAAGTGGCCGGTCAGCGTCGGCATCCCGCCTCGAGAAGAGCGAGTAATCAGATCGAACCCACCGTCCGGCTGCCACCGGCACACGCTCTCCCGCGGAGGCTCCGCCGACGCCTCCGAAGACATCATCTTCTGCGCCTTCGTCGTACATAAGTCCTTCACCGACTGCGGCAGGTTCGACTGCGGAATCCGGCTCAGAGCGTTCCGCACATGCGGCATGTCCACCTTCCCGTCCTTGTCCTTCACCGGGAAATGGCGAAGCGTCCGCGGAGTGGTCTTCCCCTCTCCGTCCTTGCTCCCGCCCGGCTCGATATACAGAAACGCCGAGTCCGGCAGGTCGTTCACGTACGACGTGCTCCACACAGCCCGATCATCCGCATCGGGAACCGAAACGGTGACCGCGCCAACTCCATTCGAGGATGTCTCCTCCATCAGGCACCTCCTGTTGGTACCGGCACGGCTGCCCCGTTCCCGTTTTGCGGGGTAGCGCTGAGGGTCGTTCCGGGCGGTTGAAGCTGCACAGAAAACAGCCCGGAATGCTTGAGTTGCGAGAAATCGTTGTTGAGGACCGCCGGAATCACAGTCTCCGCCGTGAAGCCAGCGTCCAACAGCGTCTTAATCGTCTGCCCCTGCGTCAGCTGCACCGACGCAGCGTCCTTCTCGTCCTCCTTCAAGAACTTGATGTCCCGGTCGTCGTACCACAGATGCGCCCCACCCGGCACAGCGATCAGCTGCTCAAGGCTCCCAGCCACGTTCCGCCACAGCGGACGCATCGTCCCATCCGCGAACCGCCGTCGAGCGCTGCTGTAGTTGCCAGCGTTCAGGCTCGAACCCTGCAAGCCCTCGGACAGACCGACCACCACCGGCGGCACGCCAGCGCAGGCCGCGATCCGCGTTTCACTGACGCCGATCGTCTGCTTGAAATCCATCTGCCGGAAGTCCGTCCCCACGACCTTC